TAGTGATTGTTGTAATGCATTATGGACTGGAGCTTGTTGCCATATTGTACCTCCAATTACCGTTCCCACCTGTGTGGATCCACAGTAAGGTACATATGTCACGCTTAAGCTTATTGGTCGATAATTTTGGTATGAAGAAGCCATTGTTGCCATTCTAGTTCCTATCCAATAAGCTGGGTTTGCCGTTATTATTGTCATGACATTTGATAAATTGTTCCCTATCATGCTGTCAGGTATAGAGTATATCAAATCTTTTCCTGTTATAGTTACTGAAGTTGAGTCTTGTCTAATTATTTTCCACTGCTTATTAAATCTTCTGGCTATTGCTGCTGGTATTCTATTGAATCTTCTTATTGGTCTCTTGTTAAATATAGTTTGCTTTATTTTCTTTCTGAGTCTTCGTCTAACACGTTTGGTTTTATTTGACTTTTTAGTCTTAATTGCTCTTTTATTATTATTCATTAGTTTGTAAAAATTGTTTTAAAAATTTGTTACGCCCACTAAACTCTTCAACTCTTCTATATCGAATTCAGCGTTAATTTGATCATTGATATATTTTAATTCCTGTTTACTGTTAACTTCTGTTCGGATGTTGTATTTTGCCTGCATATTATCCCAGTACTGTGCATAGACTAGGTCTTCATAGTTATCCCTGCCTTTTATATCCATCATTTGTTGTAATTTAAGATTATAAATCTGTGAGAATCCAAAATCGACTACACTTTCCCTCTGTTTTTCTTTGAGTAATTTGTTATAAATAGATTTGAAAGTTTTCTTAAATGAGGGATCATCATGGTAATGATTATAAATATATGCTGCATGATCTCTATGAGCCTTAGCCATGATCTCAAAAACTTCTATTCCCTTATACGACATTTCATATGATGTGGCTAAGTCAAGGTGATATTGCATTAATGCAGCGGGTTTCTTATTTTTGGCTTTAATGGAGTACTGTGCAAGGGTGTATAATTTAGCTGGATTCCTGGTGAGTGTTATGCGTTCATAGCTATTGTCTGTGTACCATGATCGCAATGAGCAGAATTTGAAAGAATCCAAGCCTCCTATTTCAAGGAACTTGCATATTTGACCTAAACCCCCTTGTCTATTATCTAATATTTTGAACTCTCCCTCAGGTTTTGACAGGAAATATGTAGCATATATATTTCTAATAAAGTCATCAGATATTCTCTCTTTATATAGTACGGAAAAATCATCACCTTTTGAAAACACTACAAAATCATCACCATATTTCAATCCACTTATCTCATTGACAAATATGTTATACATGGCCATTCTTATAGTATTTGCCAATGTGGTATCACTATCCCCAGAGAAGACTGTTCCTAATACTTTATACGTCATGTAAGTCTTGGGTTTTCCATTACAGTGATACTTCACATCCATCGTTTTGTAATAAAGATTGGATAGTTTCTTAAACTCTTCCTGAGGTACATGATACACTTTACTAGCAATTCTATTATATATATATCTATCTAAAGCTTTCAGTGTTATGTCTTGTGAATTATCAAAAGCTGATCCATCCCCTTCGACTACTTTTGTGAATCCCTGAGCTGCTAATGCATTTATTTTATCAGCCATCTCAGTCAAATTCATTCCTCCACAATATCCGTTTAGATGTTTTGCGCATATTTCTTCCAATTGCCAGCATACAGGTCCCATAGTGTACTTAATGCGTTGTGGGATAGAACATACCATTCTTGGCTTTCCATCTGCTGGTTGCAACTCTGCTTTCACAATTGCTTCATAATGAGTTGTTAAAATTCTTTGCTGTTCCTCAATTGAATAGAGCAGATGAAACATGCCGTCATTTTTATAGTATGTTCTAATTGGTGTGATTGCTCTTTGTTTTGGTGCTGACAAGTGTGAAAACCATTGAGCCTCATCGTATGAAAAGTTATCTAAATAGGGGCCCAATTCGTTTTCTATTCTATTGATTGCATACTGCAGGAATTGTTTGGTAACCTTTGATGATGGTACAGGTGCAGTTTTCATCTGTCGTTTCGCTGCTGCAAACAAGGTTTGTTTATTCTTGCCATACATCATAACGTCCTTGTTGTGGTTTAAAATGCCTGTACCTAATATCTTAACAAAGCCAGTTTTGGGTGGGGTGTCATCTTGTATCTCTCTAACTTTAATATTATTGATGGTGTCCATATAGGCTTTGTGTATTCCTAATGTTTTGATGTACTCATAGTGATCTTGATTTGTTGTTCTTGACAACTGAGCTAGTTGTTTATCCTTAATTTGTATAAGTAATCGGGGGAATCCTATGAGTCTATCAAAGGTTGTGTCAGTTTCTATAAGACACCCTAGTTTTGTATATTCCCTCAGTATGCTAATATCATCTTCTTCCAGTGTGGATTTCGGTATGGATTGTAAAAATGGATGTAATGATTTGTGGAGTTGTTGTGGATTGGTATAGTATGCTACATTATTTGGTTTAGCATGTTCTTCTATGTTATCAGATAGGTAAGTGAAGTCGAATTTTTGGAAAAGAGGGTGCACAGCACCCTGATTATTTAAA